CCGTATGCATCATAGGCAAGCGTATCTGGACGTTCGCCATTCTTTATGATATATGTATAGAATAATCTGTAATCTTCCAGATATCTGTTAACGACTTCTGCCTCTACGAGCAGATTGATCGCTTTTAGATTGTTATAAGTTACAAAAGGATAATAATTAGCTAATGACATTTAAGCTCTCTGATTTAAAATTAACGATCACCACGACCATAATTTCTTACGGGAGGTAGTCCGGTCTCTGTATCAAGAGGTCGATTAGGATTCCCTGTCTTGCCAGCGGCAAAATCTGCTCTTGTCTTGATATCGATCTCTTGCAAAGACATGCTAATTTCTATAAAGACTGGATTTCCGTCTCTATAGAATGCTGCTGTTCCTCCACCCGTGCTATTGATAGCTAGACCTGTTATGAATGAATCTGATACGTTAGGTAGGTTAGCACTGCTAGATCCTGTCACAAATTCAACAGTGGCAAGATACGGATAATCCAGGGCAAATCCTTCACCGATTATTGCTGGATGCATGAATGCCTTGATGTAATCTATCATCCGATTCATCATTAGTGCTTCTTTTTCTGATTTAGGAGAGAGTCTCCATGTGAATTGATATGTTTTTAATGCGACACCTTCGAATATGGTCGTCAAGTGGGGATTTCGTACTACACCCAGCTGTGATTGTGAATACTTGGCGAGATTGCTATCTGATAGGCCCGGCGTCAGAGCTGCGACCATGCCGACCATATTCATGATTGCCGCACCTTCACCTTCTTTAGCAGAATTATATAGATCAGTTAAAGTTTTACCAGCGGCCTGCATCTGCGGGACCGCATTAGGTAGATTTCCTAACAATTCCATGTTATTTCCGCTGACAGATATATTAAAAGAATCTATCAATTGCTGAGGAATGGGCAATCGTATATATGTCCGCATAGTAGGTTTCAAACTATCGCCAGGCTTTGGCCTTTCATACTTTCTCAACGACATCCTGGTATAGAATTCTGGCACTTCTTGGGGAAATGCAAATGAAGTGACGACAGACATGCTCGATATAAACTCCTATAAATATATCGTATATTTATAATGGTAATATGGCATGTCGTATAAGGGTAGATTTAAACCTAAGTTTCCTGAAAAATATAAAGGAAATCCTACAAACATCGTTTATAGGAGCTTGTGGGAACTGAGATTCATGAGACATCTTGATTCTCATCCGGGCGTGATCCAATGGTCATCAGAAGAGATAATCATTCCCTATGTCAGCCCCATGGATAACAAGATCCATAGGTATTTTCCTGATTTCTGGGTAAAGACAGCTGCTAAAAATGGCGTGATAAATACGATGATAATAGAGATCAAACCGCATGCTCAATGTAAAGAACCCGTCAGGCAAGAGAAGATAACCAGAAGATATATCAATGAAGTGACCACTTATGGTGTCAATAGTGCTAAATGGAAAGCTGCTGAACAGTTCTGTCTTGATAGGAAATGGCAGTTTAAGATATTAACAGAAAAAGATCTAGGATTGGATAAGAGATAATGCCTATTTTTACAAAGATTTTAGAACAGGGTAAATCCAGCTTGGGAACCGGTTCTGCACTCAAACCCGGAGCTCCTAACGTCAGGGATTGGTTCAGGGACAAAGCAAGAGAAGTCAGATCTGTAAGAGTAGAGACGTTGGTCAGCAGGAACCCGCAATATAACAAGAACTTCGTCCGTCCGGGATTCATGTACCTGTTCCAATACGATCCAAAATATAAAGAAGAGCTCCCTTACTATGATCGATTCCCTCTGATATTCCCTTTCGAAGATCAGGGTGACAGCTTTCTTGCGATGAACCTGCATTACCTGCCGCATGTATACAGGGCAAGATTGTTAGATTATCTCTATGACCTGTTAAACAATGAAAAATACAACGAGACATCAAAGATAAGAGCTTCCTATAAGCTATTAAATGCTGCTTCTCGTTATAAATATTTCAAACCCTGTGTCAAGAGATATTTGCACAGCCATGTCCGGAGCAGATTTTTACAGATACCAGCTAATGAATGGGATATTGCCATGTTCTTGCCGTTAGAGAGATTTGCGAAGAAATCCAAGAACTATGTTTACAAAGAATCGAAAGACATCATAAATGGCGTTTAGTATCAGTCAAATGCTTTCTGCAGTCAATTCAGTTGGTGGGTTATCCAAGGCATCCAAGTTCATGGTGACTATCACCAGATCAACAAATGCCAATATCGGACGGGCTGACAGAGGTCCTGCTATAGTAGGAGGCGCACAGAATCTAACATTCCTCTGTGACAGTGCTTACCTCCCGGGATTGGGATATCAGACAGATGAGATCAGGATGTCTGGCTACGGCAACGTCGAGAAACGTCCGTATGCCACGATATTCCAGGATGTCCCATTGACATTCTATAGCGATGCAGACGGATCAGTATTTAAATATTTTCATGCATGGATGCAATCGGTTTTCGCCTTCAATGATGCAGCAAATCCCAACGGGACAGTCAAAGGGTTACCTTTGAATTCTTTTCAATACCCTAGCGAATACTACGGTGTTGTTGAGATCATCCATATGAATGAGATAAAAACCACAAAAGAATCAGATAACACGATTGTGAAGTATCAATTGCTCGAAGCATATCCTATATCAATCGGAGACATACAGGTCGATTGGAACATGCAAGATCAGATCTTAAAGATACCAGTGACGTTTGCATACACCAACTGGACATCAACAACATTAGATCAGGGTGTTGCCGATAGAAATTCACTGACTAGAACAACTGCTTTGACAGGAAGAAGCAATTTTATCGATGAACAATTAAATAAAATAACAGAAAAATTGATCTATAAAGGCAGCCGTATCCGTGACGGCATTAATTTTTAACATAAGGATACCTATATTATGGCATTACCTAAACTCAAACATCCTACATACTCTGTGACTATACCTTCTACTCAGCAAAGTATCAACATCAAACCATTCACAGTACAAGAAGAGAAGATCCTTCTGATGGCGAAATCATCAGAGAAGACTGAAGATGTGATTGCCGCAGTCAAGCAGATCATCCGAAATTGTATCATCGAATCAGTAGATGTAGATAAGTTAGCAACATTTGATGTCGAGTATCTATTCGTCAAGCTTCGTTCTAAATCGATAGGTGAAGTCGTGGATCTCGAATACAAAGATCCTGATAGTGAAGAAGTGATCAAGTTCAAAGTAAATCTAGACAACATCGAGATCAAAAAGAATCCAGAGCATAAGAGCAAATTCATCATACATGATGATGTAGGATTGGCGATGAGATACCCAACTCTAGATGAAGTCCGATTGCTCGATGATACATCCAACAAAGAAGATGCTGTATTTGATATGTTGTTCAAGTGTATCGATACGATCTATGACAGCGAGACAGTATATACTGATTTTACAGAAAAAGATCTCGAAGAATTCGTTAACAGCTTGCCCATGGACAGCATGAACAAGATCAAAGAATTCTTTGATACGATGCCGTCTCTAGAACACACTGTGACATTAAAGAACAAAGCTGGCAAATCGACTGATGTTGTTCTGAAGGGTCTCAATAGTTTTTTTACGTGATGACCGGGTATTCTAATATTGCGGTCTACTATAATACCCTGTTTGCTTTGATGCAACACCATAAATACAGTATGTCTGATTTAAATGATATGTATCCTTATGAGAGGGATCTTTTTGTGGAACTACTGATGCAACATCTAAAACAAGTAGAAGAACAAAGAAAAAATGGCTAAGAAAAAAATACTCGCCGGCAAGATGGGCAATTCAAAATATTTTTTCGATGAGACTGGAAATATTGTTGATCAAACCGGAGCAGTTGCGCCTCGTGCTATTGCTGCAGCTATATTAGCAGGTATTGAATCTATTCCGGAAGTTGAAGTAGAAGACAAAGCGCCAGTTAAACCTAAAGCTCCTAAAAAAGTAAAACAAGCCAAATCAAAAGAAGAAACTGAAGAAGAATCTCCATTAAGCAGAGTAACACAGAAAGTATCCTCTGGTAGAGGTCCAATTGGCGGAACTATAGGTAATATAGCAAGGACTATAGGTGCTGGTACTATTGCTGCTTCTGTAGGATCTGTCCCAAACCTCCGTGGCGTTGCAGCAGCTACTCTTGATGCAGCAGGTGTCGGCGGATTGGTCACGATGGGAGGCGGCGGTGGTGGTGGGAGAAAAGTATCAAGTCCTAGCGGAGAAAAAAATCCAGAAAAAGAAT